GGAGCGACCGACCCACGGCGTGCCCCTTGGTGTGCCCATGGGGTCACAAAAGAACAAGGGCTTACAGAGAAGACTCTGTAAGCCCTTGATAATACTGGTCGGGACGGCGGGATTCGAACTCGCTACCCCTTGCACCCCATGCGCTTAAATACTGGATTCCAGCGGACGGTAGAAAACCACTGCGGAACAATTAAAACCTACTATTCATGCGGGTTTACGGCTATCATAGCGTCCATATTCATCCTTTACTGTCCGCCAACATCCAGCAAATCCGGTGGGGTAAAAGTGGGGTAAAAATGGAAATGAGGGTGCCATGAGCAAGATTACCGTCAAGGAACTGGAAGCCCTGACCGCCTCAGACGATGGCAAGATTCTGCGTGAAGAAGGCGGGGTCGTGGGCCGCGTGCGTGCGGGAGCCAGGGGCATCACGGTATGGTTCCGCTACGATGCGAAGCTAAACGGAAAAAAGCGGGACTACTCTTTAGGGACTTGGCCTAAAAAATCACTGGCAGACATCCGGGCCGAACGCGACCGTATCCGGGTGGTGGTGGCCGATGGGATCGACCCGAACGCCGCCAAAAAGGCCGAACGTATCCAGAAGCAGCAAGCCATCGAGGAAACCATCCGGCAGGCCGAGCAGGAGCGCATCGAGAACCAGACCATCAAGGATCTGTTCGATGCCTGGATAGCGGACGGTGTGGCCCGCATGGACGGCAATGCAGAACTGAAACGGCTATTCGGCAAGGATGTTCTACCCGCCATCGGAAAGAAGCCGCTGCGCGAACTGACGGACAAGGATGTGCTGACGATGCTGCGCCGGGTGCTCAAGCGTGGCGTGACGCGCCAGGCTGTCATCGTCTACAAGGACGTTAGCCAAATGCTGGCCTGGGGCGAAAAACGGCAGCCGTGGCGCGGCCTGCTGGTGGATGGCAACCCCTGCGACCTGGTGGACGTGAACAAGCTACTGCCCGCCGATTACGAGACAGAACGCGACCGCATTCTGTCACCCGCCGAGATCCGCGAATTGCACGACATCTTTACCGCAATGGATGAAGCCTACGCAAACGCCGACGACCGCCGCAGCGCCCCTCGTCCTGTTGACCAGAAAACACGCATTGCCCTGTGGCTGTGTCTGTCCACCCTATGTCGCATCGGAGAACTGCTGCTGACCCGTTGGGAGCATGTGGACTTCGATTCTGGCGTCTGGTTCATCCCCGCCGCGAACACCAAGGGGCACCGGGGAAAAAAGCAGGACCAGCACGTTTTTCTGTCCGACTTCGCCCGCCGCCAATTTCAGGCATTGCATGATCTGACCGGTGATGGCCCCTGGTGCTTTCCTGCAAAAAACCGCAAAGGTGAGGAAACCCATGTCTGCCTGAAATCCATTTCCAAGCAGGTGGGCGACCGACAGATTCAATTCAAGAAGCGCAGCAAACCATTGAAGGGCCGCGCCTTCGATAATTCCCTGGTGCTGGCCGGTGGGGCCAACGGTGAATGGACGCCGCACGATTTGAGGCGCACCGGGGCCAGCATGATGCAGGGGCTTGGCGTGTCACTGGATGTGATCGACCGCTGCCAGAATCACCTGCTGGCGGGCCGTGTGCGCCGGGTGTACCTGCGCTACGACTACGAGGCCGAAAAGACCGAAGCATGGCGCAAGCTGGGGGAACGGCTGGACGCGATCTTGGCCGGGGGCGCTGAGATAATCGAGATTCGAGCGACGGCGCAATAAAAGAAAATGGAAACTAAGTGTAACTTTTCTCTAGCCAAGCGATTAAATTATTAAGTCAGCAATCCCACCTAAACGGTATCAGACCCACCGAAAGCGGTGGTTCCTATTGGACTATATGAGACGCCCTTGGACCGTAATGGACTGATCTGGAAGGAAATTACCCCATTAGGATGACGGACTGAAAATCCGTTGCATGGGCGAAAACTACGGTTCTGGACTGTATGTTGCGGGGGGCCGATTTTGTGTCGATAATTGCATCAACCGCCAAGCACTGTATGAATCCATAGTTATTTTTGTGTGCAGCGGTAGGTGCTGGGAAAAGGGTTGCAGCCCTTCCCCCAGCGATTTTGTAGCAGGGCAGCTACACCCCGAAGGGTACGCACATTACTTTCAGGTAACGCGCGTAACGCCAATGGTAGGCGTTAGGGCACTAACGAGTCAACAAATAGTTTAGCTAATAGCTACCTAAACCCTACCATGGCCCCTGACGGGTGTTGCATCCTTCCCAAAGGAACAACAATGCAACATCAAAACCAACCCGTTACCCTCCTGCGTCTGCCCGCCGTCATGGCCCGGATCGGCTATGGCCGGTCCAAGGTCTACGACATGATCGGCAAAGGCGAATTCCCCCAACCCATCAAGATGGGGGCGCGTACTGTCGCCTGGCCGTCTGACCAGATCGACGCATGGATTGCCCAGCGCATCCAAGCCGCGCAAAGCATGTGATGGGGGGTAGCCATGAGCGCCGTTCAAACCCTGCTGTCTCGCCTGGACAAGGTGAAATCCACGGGCAGGGGCCGGTGGATTGCCTGCTGCCCCGCCCACGAGGACAAGCACCCCTCTCTTGCGATCCGTGAAACCGACGATGGCAAAGTGTTGGTGCACGACTTCGCTGGATGCAGCGTGTATGACGTGCTTTTCAGCGTCGGCCTACAAGTCCAAGACCTGTTCCCGCCGTCGCCTGGGCCGCGTGAAATCCTGCGCACGGCCAAGATGCCGTTTTCCTATGCGGACGCGCTGCGGTGCATTTCGTTCGAGGCGCTGCTGGCAGCCACTGCTGCCTGCAACCTGGGCAATGGCGTGGCACTGGGCGACAAAGACCGCGCCAGGCTGCTGCAAGCCTCCACCCGCATCAATCATGCGCTGGAGGTGTGCGGATGCCGGTAACAGCACTCGAAGCCGCAACGATGGCTATTGATGCTTCCCTGGGCGCATCCTGGGAAGCGAACATGGTGCAAGCGGCCACCATCACCCCACAGCCGATCAACTGGCTTTGGCCCACCTGGCTGGCGACCGGCAAACTGACCATCCTGGCAGGCGCCGCCGGCACTGGCAAAACGACCCTGGCCCTGGGGCTGGCGGCAACGCTGACCAGTGCGGGTATCTGGCCTGACGGCCAGGCGTGCAATACAACCGGCAACGTCATTATCTGGTCTTCCGAGGATGACCCTGCGGATACCCTGATCCCGCGCCTGATGGCGATGGGGGCGGACCTGGAGCGGGTCTACATCATCCAAGGCAAGATCAGCGATCAAGGCGAACGGGAGCCGTTCGATCCGGCCAGCGACATGGACTTACTGAAGCTCGCAGCCGCCCGCATGGGTGGCGTGGACTTGCTGATGATTGACCCCATCGTATCGGCCATCAAGGGCGATATGCACAAAGCAAACGACGTGCGCCGGGGCCTGCAAGCCATGGTGGACTTCGCCGCCGAACAGGGTGCAGCCATCATCGGTATCAGTCACTTTGCGAAAGGCACAAAGGGCAGCGACCCACAAGAACGGGTGATCGGCAGTCAGGCTTTCGCGGCCCTGGCCCGGATGGTATTGGTAGCAGCCAAGCAGGAAGGTTCCGACATGCGGGTGCTGGCCCGCGCAAAATCGAATATCGCCGTTGACGACGGCGGCATCGAGTACGGCATTCAACCGGCGACACTGGATAGCGGGATCGAAACGACCCGCGCCTGGTGGGGCGGAAAGATCGAAGGCAGTGCCCGCGAAATCCTGAACGCAGTGGACGGGGTGGACGATGGACACACGGAACTGGACGACGCTTGCGACTTCCTGCGTGACCTGTTGGCCGATGGCCCCGTGCCATCCAAGAAGGTGAGGCAGGATGCCGACGGGGCTGGGTATTCCTGGGCAACGATTCGCCGAGCACAGAAAAAAATCGGTGTAGAGGCCGAGCGCGTGGGCGACGGAATCGGAGCCAAAGGTGGATGGGTCTGGCGTCTTAGCCCTGGTACGCAATTTCCTAAGATGCTCAACGAACCCGCTAAGGCGCTCAACCCTGGGAGTGAGCATCTTAGGGAAGATGTGAGCACCTTAGTAGAAATCGAGCCGTTCAAATCCCATTCGGTGGAGGTCTTCTAATGACATCCGCCGCCCGCATCCTGGATGATTTGCGCCAGGCTGGAATCGAACCGGAAGTGCTGGACGGAAACCGTCTGGCCGTTCCGGCTGGCGTCCTGTCCGACGACATGCGCCATGCGATCCGCACCCACAAGGCCGAACTGATCGAACTGCTGCTAGCCGATCACGCCGCACTGGCCGCCCGGTATTACCTGCACCATTTTTCGTGCGCGACCTGCATAGCCGCAGGCCAAAACCCGCACCTGGCCCGCTGCGCTGTGGGTCTGCCGTTGTGGCGGGTATTTCAGTCTGGTATGCGTGCCAACAAACAACACGTTCAGTCCGCCTAAATCCGCCAACATCCAAGCCCTGAAAAAGGGCTTTTTCTTTGCAAATCAATATGATAAATACTGGATAAATACCCGGTATTTTTCCTATAGGAACCAGACACATGAAACTCCACGAAATCCGCGAAGCCCGCGCCGCCAAAGTCCAAGAGGCCCGTGCCCTGCTGGACGGCGAAATGACCGCCGAGAAGAAAACCGCCTTCGACAAACTGAAGGCTGAAATCACGGCCCTGGAGGCTGACGAACAGCGCCAGGCCTTCATTGACGAAGCCGAGCGCCGCGCCGCTGGTGAGCCGGTGGATCGCGGCATGGCGGATCTGGAAAGCCGGGTGACGCTGACCGAGGCCATCATGGCTCAAGTCGAGAATCGGGCGACGACGGGCGCACTGGCCGAGTTCAACGCCGAACAGGCCCGCCAGGGTGTGACGGCCCGCCGTGGTGGCGTCCTGGTGCCGACCAGCGTGTTTGAGAAACGAGCAACGCAAACCACGACCAGCCAGGCCAGTATTGTCCCCGACGATTACCGGCCCGATCAGTTTGTGGGCCTGCTGCGTAACGCGATGGTCATGCGCAGCCTGGGGGCGCGTGTGCTGACTGGTCTGCGGGGCGATACCGCGATCCCGAAGCAAACCGGGGCGTCTACGGCCTACTGGGTTTCCGAGGGCGAGTCCCTGACCGAATCCGCGCCGACCTTCTCCACGATCAAGCTGCAACCGCGCCACGTCGGGGCGCTGTCGGCAATCAGTCGGCAACTGCTGCAACAGGCAAACCCCAGCATCGAACAACTGATCCGGGACGACTTCGTACAAGTCGTGGGGCTGGCCATCGACAAGGCGATGATCCACGGCCAATCGGCCAACGATGAGCCGGTGGGCATCCTGAACGTGTCGGGCATCCAGACGGGCAGCCTTGCGACTCTGGACTGGGACGCCATCGTCGCGCTGCTGGAAAAGCTGGCCCTCAAGAACGTGACGGCCAACGCGATCCTGACGCATCCGAAGGCCGCCAGCAAGCTGCAAACGACGCTCAAGGAAACCGGCCTGCCCGGATACCTGATGCAGGATGGCAAGGTGGCCGGGATCAGCACTTACGTCACCAACCAACTGGACGCCAAGACCGGCACCCCCGCAACGGGCCGTGTTCTCGCGGGCGACTTCTCGCAACTGATCGTGGGCCAGTGGGGCAGCGCCGAGATTCTCGCCAATCCGTATGCCGCCGGGTACTACGAGAAGGGCGATATTCAACTGCGCATCATGGCCACGATGGACATGGTGTGCCGTGAGCCGAACGCCTTTGTTCTGGCTGACGACGTGGCGCTGTAATGGAAATCCGGTCAAGCGGTGATCTGGCGCTGGCTGGCCCTGGACGTGTCCGGGGCTATGCCGCCGTCTTTGGTTCTGCGGCGCACCTGGGCGCGTTCGATGAGATCGTGCGGCCCGGTGCCTTCGCGGATTCGCTTGCGTCCGGCCAGGCGATCCGGGCGCTCTACCATCATCAAGGCGATGCGCTGCTGGGGTCCACCAAGTCGGGCACCCTGCAACTGCGTGAGGACGATCATGGCCTTCAATTCGAGCTGGCTCTACCTGATACCACTCATGGCCGCGATCTTGCCGTCCTGATCCGGCGCGGCGACGTGGCCGGGTGTTCCTTCGGGTTCACGGTGCCTGACGGTGGAGAACGGTGGGAAGAACGCTCAGGCAAGTTCATGCGTGAGCTGCTGCGGGTGGACCTGCGGGAAATCACGCTGACCAGCGACCCCGCCTATACCGATACCACGGTGGCGCTGCGCAGCCTGGACAAGATCACTGAATACAAACCCAGCTATCAAATGCTGTGGCTGGAGACCTGCCGATGATCTGGCCTTTCAGACGATCCGAAACCCGCGCCGCCCCTGATCCGTCCTGGGAGAATATGCGGGCGCTGGTCCCCAGCGGTCCGATCAACAGCACGACCGCCCAAGGTGTGGCCGCTGTCTACGCTTGCGTGGCGGCGATCAGCGAGACCGTGGCGACCCTGCCCCTTCACCTGTACCGTGACACTGACGGCACCCGCGAAAAGGCTCGCGCGCATCCTCTGTACAAGGTGATCCACGACCAGCCGAACCCCGAACAGACCAGCATGGAGTTCCGGGAACTGATGACCGCCTCGGTGCTGCTGACCGGCAACGCCTTTGCCCGCATCGTGCGCGGCAGTGATGGCCAGGTACGGGAACTGTGGCCGCTGTCCGATGTGACGGTGCTGCGCCTGAACAACGACCGGCTGGCCTACGAATACGCCGACCGTCGAGGCGTGGTGCATCGGCTGCTGGATCATGAGGTCTTACACCTGCGGCATCGGATCGGCCCTGATGGTGTGCTGGGCCTGAGTCCGATTGCCGTGGCGCGTGGCGTGATCGAACTGGCTCAATCCGAACAGGATCATGGCGTATCGACGTTCAGGAACGGGGCCCGCCTGTCGGGCGTCCTGGAGACCGCGCAAGTCCTGAAACCCGAACAGAAGACGGCGCTCAAGGATTCGTGGGCGGCACAGTATGGAGGTGCGTCCAATTCTGGACGGACCGCCGTGCTTGAAGCAGGTCTGACCTACAAGCCCATGGCCATGAGCCTGGAAGATGCCGAGTGGATCGAGGCCCGCAAGTTCAACGTGTACGAGGTCTGCCGCCTGTTCCGCGTGCCGCCCGTCATCGTAGGCGCGATGGAGTCGGCCAACTACTCGAACAGCGTGGAGTTGAACCGCCAGTTTGTCACGCTGACCCTGCGCCGGTGGCTGTCCATGTGGGAAGGCGGGATCAGTGCCAAGTGCCTGACCGAAGCAGGACGGCGTATCTACTTCGCTGAACACTCAGTCGAGGGCCTGCTGCGTGGCGACAGTACCGCCCGCGCTGCCTTCTACGCCAGCGGCATACAGGCTGGGTGGCTGCGCAAGTCAGAGGCCAGGGAGTTGGAGAACCTTGCACCTGTGGATGGCCTGGACGATACACCCACCGATGGTGGACGGGCCCCCACGACCCCGACCAAGCCATACCCGAGCAAGGAGGCTGGAGAATGACCAAGGCCAACCAGTCAGGTCGGGATGCTGACCCCCGGCGCACCATCCCGCTAAACAGCGCCAGGTGGCGCAAGCTCCGGGCCTACATCCTGAATGAGTCCCCGATGTGTGAGCACTGTATGGCCCGAGGCATCCTGACCCCGGCCACCGATGTGGACCATATCTCGGGCGACCCATCGGACAACAGCATGGCGAACCTGCAAAGCCTGTGCCACTCATGCCATTCCATCAAGACCGCCCGTGACCACGGCAAGAACGTGGCTATGGGCTGCGATCTGAACGGGATGCCCCTGGACCCTTCGCACCCCTGGTATCGCCGCTCTGACGCCGTTCTGGCAGCCCAGCAAGGCATCGTGTGCCAGAAATCACGGGGGGCTGATGGCGATAGACCGGCCGCTCCCCCTTTTTTGAATCCTAAGTCCGAGGTCTGACCCATGAAAACGACCCCACGACGACCAAGAAGCGACAGTGCCAAAGCCGCAGTACAGGCCGCGCAGAACGCCGCCCTGGGGCCGCTGGAGCCGCCGCCATACGTGACCCTGCGCGAGCAGGACAAACCGCACTGGCAAGCGATTATGAAGGCCAGGGCGCGTCATACGTGGGACGAAGCCGACCTAGTGACAGCCGCAACGCTGGCACGTGCTCAGGCTGACATTCTGACGCTACAGGCTCAGATCGACATTGAAGGCTATGTGATCGACGGGAAGATCAACCCGGCGGCGCAAATGCTGGAGACCTTGAGCAAGCGCGTTACTTCGCTTTCCCGCCTGCTGCATACCCATGCTGAGGCCAAGCTGGGGCGCGCGCGCGACAATGGCAAGACCCTTGCCCTGGAGCGTGACGCCGAGCAGGACGACGATGACCTGATCCCGCGCCTGAGGGCGGTATGAGCCGCGCTGCCCGCATCGTCAAGTTCATCGAGGCGTTTTGCCGCGTGCCGGAAGGTGCGCTGGTGGGCCAGCCCATGATGCTGGCCGAGTTCCAAAAGGACTTCATCCGCGACACCTACGACAATCCGGCGGGCACCCGCCGCGCCATCCTGTCCATTGCCAGGAAGAACGGCAAGACCGGTCTGATTGCTGGCCTGCTGCTGGCGCACCTGGTGGGGCCGGAAGCCCGCCAGAACAGCCAGATCGTCTCTGGTGCCATGAGTCGAGATCAAGCCGCGCTGGTGTTCAACCTGGCGGCCAAGATGGTGATGCAATCCCCGCGGCTGGTGGATCTGGTGAGGATCATCCCGAGCGGAAAGCGCCTGATCGGCTTGAACATGAATGTCGAGTACCGGGCGCTGGCCGCTGATGGCAAGACCGCCCACGGCTTAAGTCCGGTGCTGGCAATTCTGGACGAAATCGGCCAGGTGCGCGGCCCGCAGTCCGACTTCGTGGACGCGATCACGACTTCACAGGGCGCACACGAGAACCCGCTGCTGATCGCCATATCGACACAAGCGGCCAGTGATGCCGACCTGCTGAGTGTCTGGATTGACGACGCCAAGACCAGCGGCGACTCGCGTACCGTGTGCCGGGTGTATGAGGCCCCCGCCGATTGCGACCTGATGGACGAGGCCGCATGGCAGGCCGCCAATCCGGCACTACGAAAATTTCGTAGTATGGACGACGTGCGGGAACTGGCCGCCCAGGCCGTCAGGATGCCGTCTGCTGCGAACGCGTTCCGAAACCTGATCTTGAACCAGCGCGTGAGCCTGGATTCCCCCTTTGTCTCGCCTGATGTGTGGCAGGCCAACAGTGCCGAGCCGGTGGCTTTTGATGGGCCGGTGTTCGCTGGCCTGGACTTATCCGCCCGTACCGACCTGACAGCCCTGGTGCTGATCGGCCAGGTGGATGGCGTCTGGCAGGTGCAGCCGTACTTCTGGACCCCGAAGGCGGGATTGCAGGATCGTGCGCGACGCGACCGGGCACCCTATGTTGAGTGGGCGCAAGCCGGTTTGTTGCGCGTCTGCGAGGGGGCCGCCATCGACTATGAACAGGTCGCCAGCGACATGGCCGCGATCCTGTCCGATGTGGAGATACAGGCTATTGGCTTCGACCGCTGGCGCATCGACGTGCTGCGCCGTGAGCTGGAACGCCTGGGGCTGGACTTCCCGCTAGTTGAGTGGGGTCAAGGGTTCAAGGATATGTCCCCGGCCCTGGATGCGCTGGAAGCCGCGCTGCTGAACGGTGAGCTGGCCCACGGCAATCATCCGGTGCTGACCATGTGCGCGGCCAACGCCACGGTGACGAAAGACCCGGCGGGCAATCGCAAGCTGGATAAGTCGCGGCCCACGGGGCGCATTGACGGCCTGCAGGCCCTTGCCATGGCCATGGGCGTGGCGACCAGAACCGAACAGGTGGCGGTGATGCCAGATGAGATTTTCTTTGTTTGATTCTTCCCCAGCTACCGGGGCCGGGAAACCGGGCGGTAGACGTGGATTAGACGGTGAGTGCCACGGTTCAGAAAAACCCCGTCAGGCGGCGCGGTATCCGTTCGGGGGCCGGTGGCCGCCACCTACATTTGAAACGCGGGTGGCGAAACACCACCCCAGACACCCATTTTGGGCGTCTGCTTACTTACCACTGAAACGCGGGATTTTCTCGCATTTGAAATCTAACTTCGGCATTTGAAATGCGGATGGACACGACATGCAAGCAGGCACACTGACCCGACGAGTCGAGATCAAGAAGTACGGCACGACGCTGGACGAATACGGCGAACCTGTGCCCGGCTGGACCACGATAGCGACCGTGTGGGGCGATGTGCGCCTGCTATCGGGCCTGGAGACCGTGCGATCCAACATTGCCGTCTCTGAGGTCAAGGCCAGCATCCGCATCCGCTATATCGCCGGGATCGACGCCAGCATGGTGGCCGTGGTCTCAGGCAAAACCTACGACATCGAGGCCGTTCTACCAGACGTTCACGACCGCGAATTTACCGACCTAATCTGCAAGGTGACAGCATGACGACACTGCAACAAGCCAAAGACCATCTGCGCGTGGATGGCGACGACGAAGACGAATTGATCCAGTCCATGATTGACGCGGCCACGACCGCCGCCCTGGACTACCTGAACCTGGAGGCCATGCCCGACCCGGTACCGGCACCCATCGAGGCGGCCATCCTGCTGCAGGTGGGCGACCTGTACGCCAACCGGGAGCGCCAGGCCGACCGTGAATACTTCGCCAACGAGACCTACGAGCGCCTGCTGGCACCGTACCGGGTGATGGGGGTGTAGGCCGAGTGGGGTAAAAATCCGGTGGGGTAAAAAGTGGGGTAAAAATCGGAACCCCCCGACAAGAAAGCACAAGGGCTTACAACGATTATGCTGTAAGCCCTTGTTTTTACTACTGAATAAATGGTCGGGACGGCGGGATTCGAACTCGCGACCCCTTGCACCCCATGCAAGTGCGCTACCAGGCTGCGCTACGCCCCGAAAGAAAGAAATTCTAGCATATAAATTTTCACACTGCTTGCTCTGC